TTGCATGAGTAACGTGACTATATACAGTTTTATTTTTTTGAGATTGTCCTTTCCAAAATAAAAAATGTTTATAAGGATTGCCATCTTTTAGTCTCGCATTAAAAAGAGAGCCTTGTTGATTTTGCATAGCTTTAAGCATTTCAGGCGTAGTCCATTTACCATCTAAATTAGTATTGGTTTTACCTGTTGATCCTATTTGAACCCAATTTACTCCTTCGGGGCGAACAGCGCCTTCGTCAAATATATATTTGCCGTTTCCTAGTTTATCAAGGTTAGAAAAAAATCTGCTGTTTTCATACAGCCGCGCCATTTTAGTTACAGTAAGAACAATATTATCAGAAGGCTCTTTTATTTCTCCCATTAAAGCTCGTATTTCTTCTGGAATTTCTTGGTTTTTTCTTTTAAGAATATTTTTATTAACTTTACTTGCAACTGTAATCCAATCAAAAGCTTCTTTTTGATCTGCACTATTTAGTATTCCGTTAACATCATCTTCTGCTTTTGCTCTTGCAATTCGACGTTGTTCAGGCGTGTACTCTATAGTAGAGGTTTTAGATACAACTATGTTTTTAGATAAATATTGATTTTCTAAATAATCTACTGCATCATTATATACAGCAGGAGTAGGAGTATAAGAACCGTCTTCAAATATTTTATAAGACCTACGAATGTAACCTCCTATTCCTTCCATTATTGTTTCTTTTAACGCATCTGGAACATTTTTAGAATGAGTTAATTTTAAAGACATTTGATCTATAAGATTTCTAGCTTCTATAACTTCTTTTCCAACTTCTTTTGGAATTCCATAAATATCTACTAAATCATTTAAAGAACCTTCATAGTCTTGCCCACGTAATAATTCTAAATCATCTCCTAAAGCTTTTTGTACAGCTTGAACTACTTCTTTTTTTTCAGCAGTCCTAGTAATATCATCTAATGAAGCTTGAAGTCTCATTGCAACATCTTCTGCGTGTTGAACAGTTGCTCTTATATTAAATTGAGAATGATTCCACAAGTCAAAACCCGACTGACTAAAATAACCCTTACTTCCAAAACTTAAAGCTAAACCTTTTTTAAAATTTCTTTTAAAAAATCCAGACTTAGAATTATTTAAAACATCTTGCACTTCTTGAGGAGTTTCTTCGAACTCCAAAGGGCTTCCGTCCCTAGTTCTATCTAGGGATTCCATTCTTCTAGCCGCTGCTAAAGGGTCTTCATCTACTTTTAATTTAGCTTGTGCAATTGCGTCTACAAAAATTAATCCTCTTTCTTCTGGAGTTAATTGATTTGGAGATTTATTAAATACTTTTTTTGATACTTCTATTAAACCGGCAGAAGCTATTACAAAAGCACCTTTTACTTTGCCAGTAACTCCTGTTACTTCTGAGCCTTTGCTTAAAAATTCACTAAGAGCAACAATACTTAAACCTTCACCCGCCGCTTTTAAACGAGCAGTTAATTCCGAATCTTCTGTATGGCCTGACATAACTCTTAAAATATCGCTTACTGTTCCTTCGCCTATAGAATCTCCAAATTGTTTTTGTGCTACATTAAAAAGATTTTCATTTTCTCCTAAAGGTTTGTCAATTTGTGTTATAGCAGCTTCAGATAGAAACACTTTACTTAACGCATTTAAACCGGCAGGTAATTGTCTATATATAAGAACGCCTTGTCCGATCATTGACCCTATATCGCCTACTATTTCTCCAACGCTACCTGTTTCTATTTGTTCTCCTGTTCCGGGTTTGAAATTTTTAGCTATAAACTCTTTTGTTTTTTCAGGAGAAGCTTGTTTAAGTGGAACTGTAATTAGATCTAATGTTTCTTTTTGTATCGCTGATTTAATTTTTTGTACTCCTTCAGAAACAGAATCTCCCATTCTTTCTTGCAGATATCCTTTTTCTACAGCTTTGTCAAATGCAAAATCAGATACGGACGCGGCTAATTCTACAGGAGCAGCTAAAAAACTAGGAACAGCCCCTAAACCGCTTATAGCCGCATCTGTAACATTTTGTACAAAACCGCGTTCTTCTTCGTTTTCATCGGCCATAATAATTTAGTATCCTTTTAATTTTAATCTGGTTGTGTTGCAGGTCTTTGAGAAGCTGTTGCTGCTGTTTCTCCTACTATAGCTATTGCTATAAGGTCGTCAGTTAGTTCTTGTTCTAATACTTTAAGGTTTTTTATTTCTTCGTCAATAAGCTTTTTGTTTGGTGGGTCTTGTGTTTGTAAGCTAACTATTTTTTCTCTTTGTGTTCTAATTCTGTCTTGAAATTTTAAAATATCGTCATTAACTAACTCTTTAATTATCTCTATTTTGACGCTATCAAAACTGTCACTTTGAACATTATTAGATGTTTCAAGATATTTTTGAAAAATTAACATTGTGTTATTGTAATCTTCAACATTTTCAAAATTACTTAACTTTTTATTTTCTTTAGCAAGTTGTTTTACAAATAATTCAAATGCTTGAGGAGTTAACAGTTCTTGTCCATTTATTAAAGGATCAAAAATAGCAAGACGTTCACCAACCTTTTTTTGATGGTATGTTTTCATAGTTGCTTTAGTTAAATCTTCTTCTTCTGTTTCTGTGGTTATAGAAATTTTTTGTGTTACGAACTCATCTCCAGTATTTCTATTTATTTTTGTGGTTTGTGTTGTATAAACAAACATACCAATATTTGAATCAAATTTAGTATCTGCGTTTTGTTTAGTTATGTAAAGTTTATCCTCACTTATTTTTTGACTTATTAAAGTACCTCCATCTTTTCCTAATGTTTTATTTTCTAACTTAGTCATATCATAAGCAAGCGCAGTATTTTTAAATTTGGCGTATTGTTTTTGAAAGTCATTAACTGCGTCTGCATTTTGAGAAAGTAAATTTTCACTAATATATTTAATTGCATCTTGTTCTCTACTTTGTTTAGTTTCTCCAGTAAAGAAATTTGAAATTCCTTGTGTAGCAAAATCAGTAAAATTAGAAGGACGCGCACTTTTTACAGCCGATGCAAACATAGTGCTAAATTCTTCTTCTGTTCCTAATTTATTTACTTTTTCTAAACCTAGGTTAAATTGAGTACCCCAATCTTTTGATAGTTTTCTAACTTCTTGATCTACTAAAGCTTCGTAAATACCGGCAGGGCCAGTTTGATCATTTGATAAATAAGCTTCTGCGCGCTCTGTAAAAACAGGTTTCATATTATTATAAGCCCATTCTTCCGGTGATCGCGCTCCTGAGTCAGTAATTGTTTTTTGAATATCCAAAAATTGTTTTTTGACTTTTAAAGCTTGACCAAACTCTCTTTTTTCTTTTAATATAGATTGCTCATCTCTTAAAAATTCAGCAGTTTGAGATGCTAAATAACTATTAGCTATTTTAGGAACTACGTTTATAGCAGCTTTTAACCCTAAAGTTTTTAAGGCGCTACGATCACTTCTTTTGCGTTGTTGTCTTGCAATATCTTGATTGTATTGCCGCGTTGAAGCTTGTATTTGTTTTGCTTTATTTTCAATAGCCATTAATAGTTACCTTTTCGACATTAAACTTTCAGGATCTTGGGTTTGTTCAGGAGCAGAAAGTAAACTTTCTTCTTCTTTACGTTCAGGAATTTCAGGAAGTTTTTCCATATCAATTTTCATTTCAGGAGAAACAAATTGTGTAGGTATTTTTTTACCTGTATTTACAGTAGCTTCTAACTCTTCAATTTGTTTTTGTTTTATTTTAATTCCAAAAAGATCATCATCTTCGTCATTGCCATCTATAACAATATCTAGTTCAAGTCTTTCTGCTAATGCTATTATCATATAAGCCGTAGGCTCTATAAGCAACAACATTAAATCAGGATTAAAAGTACCTTCACTAAATTCTTTAAATAATAAAAGTCTTGTAATTTTCATTACTGGCATACCGTCTTCAACAGCATCCATTAAAGGAACATAAACTTCAGGGTTTATTAACTTTAACCATATAAATTCTGATGCTTGATGCACCGAAGTTATTCTAGGAGGTTTTTCATATGGAGCAGGATTTTCAGGGTCACTTGTTAAAGAAGAACCGGGAATTGGCCTATCCATTTTCATTTTAATTTTTTGTACTTCTTCTCCAAATGTAGCCATGTTATAACCTCTAAGCTCTAATAGTAGTATTGTAACCGCCGCCTAAACCTTCTAGATCGTAATTATAAGAATTAAATTGTGCTTGAGTTGCATTATAACCCCAAGATCCTCCTTCTAAAAAGTCAGAAGCTGTTGGAACTCCTTGCATATTGTTTTGTCCCATGCCTGTTGAAGCGGCATCAAGCGGCCCTAAAACTACGGTGTTACCTCCTCTATAAACACTGTCAGGCATTAAACCTAATTGTTTATCTAATAATCCAACAGCAGTATTCATGCCTAATTTAACAGGAGCTTTAGCTAAATTTTCAGGTAAGTCAGCCCTAAATTTATCATAAGCTTCTCTAACAAAACCTTGTTCTGTGTTATTTGCTAGTAGCGAGTTTTCAGTAGATGTTTTTATAGTAGAAGTAGCATCTACTGCATCAAAACTAGCATCTATTGTATTTGTTTTTGTTTGATCTATTAAAGCTTGTGTTGTATCATTAATTTTTGGATTAATAGTAACTACTTCTTCTACAGCTTTTTCTAAAACTTTTCCAAATTTACTAGGATCTTGAGTTAAGTTAGACAACTTTTCAAACCTTCCTCCCTCTCCAAAAATTGGAACTTGTTTAAAGTCTGCTCCAAAAGCATTAACAAATTTCTTTCCTACATTCCCTAAAAAATCAGTTATGCCTTGAGTAATATTAGAATATACATTAGATACTTTACCTGCAAAACTAAATGCTCCCCTTATTAAAGTACCTGCGCCTCTAACTATAGCAAATTCTGATGCTGCCATTCCTGTTGCTTTAGCTATTCCAGTTGTGCCTAATTTTGCTGTAGCAACTTTACCGGCTTCAATAGCTGCGGTTTGAGCGGCTGTTGTTGTACCCGCTGCTGCTGCCGCTGCGGCTGCTTCAGTACCTGCGGTAACTGCCGCTGTAGCACTTGCAGTAGCTTGCGCCGCTGTTTGCCCTACTACAGAGCTAAAAGCATTAGATAGTGCTTGACCTATTCCCGGCAATATAAAACCCATAGCTATCTGACCTACAATACCTATTTTATTCATAAACTTTCCAAATTTTCCAAAAGCACTTTTAATTCCTTTGCCTATTTTTTTGAAAACTTTACCAATTGCTTTAAACGGATTAAACCCCATTTAATTTCTCCTTATAATCTATTTATTAAAGCAGTTAAACTACTAGTATATTTATCTTCTGCGGCAGATTCATTTCCTATAGCTGTCATATATAATTGAGCAAGTCTATTTTCTTCGTTTTCATACGACTGTCTAAGATAATTAGCATCATCTCTGACTTGCAAATATAGTTGAGCTTGTTCTGCTGAATTTACTCCAAAAGCGTTTTGAACATTTTGTTGATTAGCTGCGTTTTCTGCGGCGGTATCTATAGTATTAGTTTGTCTAATAAAATTTATATTGCTTTGTTCAATTGCTTGTGAATTTGCCGCATTCCACTGATCTCTTTGAGTTTCTATTTGAGCATTAAATTTATTAACATCAGTATCTATTTGAGCTTGAGCTAAATCAGCTTGTAAATTATTACCGGCTTCTTGAGCTTCTATTTTATTAGCTTCAGCAGCATTAAACTGCGACATTGCATTTGCTTGAGAAGCATTAAATTGCTCCATTTGATTAGCTTGGCCTGTCATAAATGTATCTACTTGATTTTGAGAAGTAGCATTAAATTGTTTAGCGGCGTTGCTTGCCGCTTGATTAGATAAAGCAGTTTGTTGTTCCATTTGAGCGTTTAATACTTGCTCCTGTTGCCTGTTGCTAAGATTAGCTAAATCCATTTGTAAAAAGTTTTGAGCATTACTAATTCTTGTTTTAGTTTGTAAGTCTGCGGCTTGCATATCCATTTGAGCTAATGTAGTAGCGTTTTGAATAGCACTTTGCTGCCTAGCACTATAATCAGTAAGCGTTGCAGTCTGCATAAACTGACTATTAGCAAGCTCTACTTGTTGCTCTGTACTAAATTTAGTAAGATCTATTTTAGCTATTGTTGCTGCATTTGTTATAGCTCGTTGTTGATCTACACTAAGTTGAGCAACACCCATTGACTCAGCAATTTTTGCCTGAGTAAGATTAGTTTGCATTTTAGTATTAAGATTAGCAAGTTCTGTTTGTTGCATAGCTGTTAAACTATCAGCATCGGCAGCATTAAGAGCAGTAAGATTAGCTAATCTTGTTTGTTGCTCATTAGACATATTAGCTAAGTCCATCTGCTGTTTAAACCCAGTATTCTTAGCTAAAAAGTCTGCTGCTACTTGAAAGTCTGTTAGCCTTTGTTGTTGTTCGGCTGACATATTTTCAGAATTAGTAGCATTTTGATATTGCATTTCTGCTAGTTCAATCTGTTGCGCGTTACCTAGTTCTTGAGCATTAATTTGCTGTTGATTAGCCGCATTAATTTTTGAAGTTTCTTGTTGATTAGCAAGATTTTGAACACGGGTTTGTTGCGCTATTTGCTCCGAAGTCATTACAGCGTCTTGTCTAAATTGACTCTGCATTGTAGACATTTGTTGAGCCATTTGCGCTGTCTGAGATGCAGAAGTTTGCTCGTTACTAAGGTTAGCTAAACGCCGTTGAGCATCTAAAGTAGCCGTAGACATATTAGCCTGTTGCTCATTGCTCAAGTTTTGAGCCGCTCTAGTTTGAAGGGCTTGAGCATTACTTTGAGCCATAGGTAAAGCTGTTTGAATAATAGCATTAAACAAAGAATCTCTAGCTACTGTAGAAGCAGACAAACCTCGTTGAGCCATCATAGATTCTACTTGTGCTACGGCGGGTCTAGCCCACGCAGGAGTATTGCCGTCATCCATACCAGCAAGAAGTGTTTCCATTTGTGAAGAAACTAAAGCTTCTGTTGGTAACGCGGCTATTGCGGCTTGTACTTCGACAGGCTCGTTATCTACTTTAGCAGTAACTGTTGCAGGATCTTCAACAATAGCAGCAGTTATTTCAGGTGGTAGTTCTCCTACCTGTGCAAGCATTGTAGCCGCTGCGCCTTTAGCTGCTTCTCCTGTTACTGTTCTTCGTTGCGCTGCTACAAATCCTATTTTATCTATAATTTGATTAGCTTCACGTTCTGCATAACGATCATCTGTAATACCATCGCGTGTTTTAAACTCTGCTTCTGGCGTAGGAGAAACAGTAACATCTTTTCTAAAAGAAACTTCTCCTACTTGAGAGCGAGAGTCTTCTCTAAATTGTGCGTTCTGCGCTAGTGCAGCTTGTTCTTGGGCTGAGTCTCGCGTTGCAGTGTCTACTTTATTAGCATCTGTAAAGTCTGCTCTTGCTGCTTCGGCAGTAGATTGAGGACTAAGTTCTCCTTGTGCTGCGGTCATTGAAGCCGCTGTAGCTGTATCGGCTGTGTATGTATTAGCTAAAGCATTACCGGCTTCATCTTGTGTAAATTTATTTTGAAGTGAACCTACTGTTTCAGTGCCTTTAGTTTGAGTAATACTATCGGTATCACCAATATTACCCGCTGTTGCAGACGGCCTAGTTTCATCAGTATTATCTAACTGTTGAATATCTGTAGATAAACCTAAAGACTGTAAAGTTTCTTTAGCTATTCTTTGTTGTTCAGGAGTACCACTAGCTGCTGCAACTTTTAAAGTATCAATGTCAGCAGTAGACTTTTGACCAAGCGCAGTTTTAGTAACTGTTCTTGTTTGAGCAGCAATTTGATCTTCTGTTAAATTAGGATTATTAAGTACAATTCCTGTAGGAGCATCAGCCGGTAAACCTATTCTTTCTACTGTAGTTAAAAGTTTTCTAGTATTAACAGTTTCTTCGCCTGTATCTCCTGTATCTCCTGTATCTCCTGTATCTTCATTAACAGAAAGATTATTTTCAGATCCTGCTTTCTTAGGAGGATTTTCCATAAATGCTGCATATGGCCCTGCTTTGTGAGCTTCATAAGCTTTTAAATATGCAGGATAATCTCCGGGGTAATCCTTACAGAAGGAAAAGGAGGCGCTTTACTATAATCAATACTAGATTCTAAATGTGCGCGAGTTCTATATCCTAGAGGATATTCTTCATAGCTAAGATCAGGATTTAAAGTATCATCGTCTAAAGAAGTTTTATCACCTTTATCATCTTCAGGAGTTAACGAAGGATCGCTGTCACCAATAGCAGGAGTAACCGGCGTTGTATAAGAGCCTCTACCGCCGTTACCAACCAAGCTAGTAGGTATTGATACTCCGCTTTTAATAAAAGTAAGATAATTTTTTCTTGCATCAGGATCTGTAATACTATCATATGTTTGTTGTTGCGCTCTAGTTAAACCAGTTGTATCATCTTCCTGTTCTGACGTTGTTGTAGCCAAAGCGGCCCTAGTTACAGGAGTTGTGTTTTGCTGTAGTTCTTGTTGACTTATAGATTCAGCGGTTTGTAAAACTTCAGGATCAGGAGTTTTAACTGTCCCTGTATCAACGGGTTGTTTTTCTTTATTTTGGCCGTAAACACGCCCCGCTATTGCGGGATCTATTCCTGCTGAAGGCCCACCTCTTGTACCGCTAGGATTTGCTTGTATAGCTTCAAGCATTTCAGGAGTCATAGAAAATCCACCCGGAGCTTTCTTAACTCTAGAGCCTTTACTGTACGTTTTTCTTTTAGCCTGTAAAGCTTTTAGAGATGCTTTAGTATTTCTTTTACTTCTTTTTTTGCTCATAAGAATTTCCCTGCTATAAACACTCCGACAATAAAGGGGTAGATGCCCCAAAGCATCATTTCTAATCTTTTAAATTTCTCGCTTCCTTCCGACAGTTTTTCTTCTATAGATCGGTAACGTATCCCACATTCTTTTTCGTGAGCTTCTATACGAAGAATAGCCTCTTTTACTGTTGCCATACTTATTTACACTCACAAGTAGGCGTACAAAGACAAGGATCACAAGTACAGTTTTCGTTAGTACACATTAGTCTTCTCCTAAAGTGTAGGTTTAGTATCTGGGAAGTCTGACGTACTGGGCCAATCCCGTAGCGCAGTGCGGTACAAAAGTATGTTATCGCGGTTAGGCCAATCCGGTGTTTGACTTGCTTGATCGGTTGACGAAAGCTCCATATCACGCCACATACGCGCCTCTTGCTTTGCGGTCAGCATTGGTGATGCTGGCTCAACAAACGCTTCAACATAATCAAAGTTAGCT